TGAAGTAGATCCATAAGGAAGAATATTGTGCCACTCAATAAAACGAGCACGGGCAGTTCCGATTAATTGTGCATTAGAAACTGCTGACGCATTACCTCGATTAGAAGATCCAGTGATACCGTCATAGATATTAACTAATGTACCAGTATCGATAGTTGGTACATAGTTTAAGTTAGTTACAATAACATAATTTCCAACAACTGGTGTTATTACAGAATCGATCGCTTGATCATAATCTCTAGCCTTTGGTACTGTTATGTATGCAGTAGCAGGATTTTCAAGTTCTGCTCCAGAAACAAATGCTCTTCCAGCATCAATACCGATAGCAAGATCACCTTCATTACCAGTTAATTTTATACCACGATTGTATACTGGATTTTCATCATATTGCCAGTTAACACCGCTATTACCTGCACCATCATATGCTGAGCCAGAAGTATGAGTTGGAGGAGTAGTTACTGAAGATGCACTATTTTTAGCGGTATATGTATAACCACCATATGTAACAATATCATTAATTAGATATGCACTATTTTGAGCCCATGCTCCACGATCATTATTACGTGATTCACGAACATCTACAGACCATCCATTAACAGTGTAGTCACCATTAGTATCGAATGTTCTTCTTTCCATCTCATTTTGAATCTGAGTATAGATTATATTATATGCAGTTTCTTTAACAATGGTATTAACAACACCACCAGTTACACGAATCAATTCTACGAAGTTCTGATCATCAGTTGACTCCAAAGATCTTTTAGATAGTGTTAAATCAATAAAGTAACGATGAGCACCTGGAGCAGCAAAGTTATAACTATTCTGCGCATTATCTAAAAGAGTTTCATCATCTTCTGCAGTAGTGATATTTTCTGATACAGTCAATCCAACACGATATGATGGAGAAGGGTCATATTTGTTTAGTGTAATTGCTTGTGTATCGCAAAGAACAAAATGTCCATTAATGTAATAGACACCTCTCTCAATTGTAGCCAAAGATCCTTTACCTGTAGCTGAACTTGCTTGTGCTTGAAAATAAAAACCAGTATCAGTATGAAGAACTTCATTACCAGCAAAAACTTTTTGCGTAGTATCAGTTGCAGAATTTAAATAGCGAACATAAAGAGTTGTTGGATCTGTATCTTCTGCTCGTTGTGCCTTGATAACCTGTGCTTTTAATCCACTTGAACCTGTGATAACTAAACCCTGCAAAGAATCAATAAATGTAGCAACGGCTACACCATTATACAATGCCTGTAGTTTAACATAATCAATACCTTTTGTAGTATTAGTAATAGTTTCAGCAGATACCTGTCCAGGTATAACCATGGCACCTTGTTTGAAAATATTATCGCCATGGCGAGTAATCTGATTCTGAAGGATTGTCTGGAGTTGTGTTAGTTCACGTGCCTGAACAGCAAAAGAAGGGCGAAACAAAATTCGATAGAATTTTTTTTCTTCATCGAAATCATCATTATACGGTTCGGTATTAAAATCTAGCATTCTTTTTCTTCTTTATGTTAGTTACTATTATTTATTAGAATTTTATAACAGTTCTCAAAGTAACAGTCTGGTCTGCTGTAGGAGTAAATGCTTGTTTATTATCAATAAACAAGATTTGTCCTGAGTATTTATCTGCCGTTGGAGTAGTTACACCAGCTGCACTAAATGTTTGTGCCACAGAATTTAGAAATACAGATCCAACAGCAGGAACAGCATTATCTATAGATTGGAGTAAACAAGAAGTTGTTGTTAGTGCAACAATTGTAAATCTTGGTCCAGTTAGAGTACCAAGTCTCACTTGCATATCTTGTGTAAAATTTGTAGTATTCATAGAAGCAGTTACAACATAGCATGCAGATGCTAGCGCACTTTTTAGGTTTCCATAAGAACCAAACTGTCTAGGGTTTTTAATTATACCAAGTTGTCTGAAGTCATTATTAACATCAAATCCTTGATTTTTATCTTTAGAAATATTAGTATAAAACATCAATGTATTGGCAAACATACCAGTAATTGGATCTTTACCATGGCCACCATATGGCGCACGAACTGCTCTAGCTGATGCTCCATATCCAGAACCTGTTATAGAAACATTTGCCCAACGATAACCAGTACCATAATCAACAACAGTTAACTTTTTAACAGCCCCATTTACAACAGTGGCTACTGCACTAGCCCCTGTACCATCACCAGTAACAGTAACAGTAGGAGTACCACCGTATCCAAAACCCCCAGAAATAACTGGGTAAGCCATAATACGACCATCAGGTGTCAACAATTCAGTATTCGCTTGAAGTGTATTAATATCACCTGGAGATAGATCTGCAGTTAGAGAAGCAAGAGTACCATTACCAGTAACAGTTAAGTTAGCATATGTATATCCAACACCACCATCGTCAATCTGCACACCATAAATCTGTCCATTGTTTAATATAGGAATTAGTTTGGCTTCAGATTTTATACCTGCAAAATAACCTGTTCCACCAGCCCCACCTGAAATCGGAGAGAACGATATAGATGGTAGTGTAGAATAACCAGCACCATATTTTAGAGTAGCAGTACCAGTTGCAGGAGAGCCAACATATGTTAATGTAGCAGTTCCATTAACAACTGCTCCAGAAGTGTGGCTCGGTGTAGTAGATGCATGGGATGTTCCTGCACCAGTCACAGTATATAATCTAGTTGAAAAGTATACCTGTTGTCCAACAGTATATACAGTAGAATTTGTAAATAAAGTTCCAAATCTTACAGTTGGAACGCTAGTAAAATTTATTCCAGAATTAGTTATGTATACTCTTTGTACAGAAGTACCATTCATAATTGAAGAACCAACAAATCCAGAACCACCTCCACCAATTAATGTTACAGCTGGAGCAGATGTATATCCTGATCCAGAAGTCCCCATAGTAATATCATAAATACTACCATTAAGAGTAACACCAGTTATTACACCACCAGAAACTATTGGTGTACCAGTTACTCTTGAACCAATATATTTTAGTGCTGCAGTTCCATTGGCAACAATTCCAGATTTATGAGATGGGGCAGGAGTTGCTGTGGTGCCAGTAAGAGTTGCAATATAAATGTTATTATCATACTCTACCAATTGTCCAAGAAGAATACCTATGTTAGCAACCCAGCTATTTGCACCATTGAAAGGAGGAGTCATTAAACATGTGGCTCCACCACTATATCCAGTACCTCCAGTAGTTATATTAACACCAGTTAGTAATAGAGGATCTGATGCTCTATATCCATCACCAGCAACTGAAATGCTTGCTGTGGTATAATTCTGCCCACCATTCTCAACAACTATGTTTAGGATTTCGCCATCAGAATAAAACTGAGATCTTAATGCATTAACAATAGGCATATAGACATCAGTCAAGAATTTATTACGCAGAGCAATTGGAATGCTATACAAATATTTCCACATATATCCGTCTGGCATGATAACAGGATCTACAACAGTACCAATTGGTTTGTAAGTAGAAATCGCTTTATTGTTGTTATCAAGACATTTATATACGTTGTATTCATCTGTCATTACATAACAGTTAGTGTCTTCTAATTTTTGAGTTCCAGAAGGTGCTTTAGTGATAACACCAAGTGCAGCAGCACCTTCTCCACCACCACCTAAAATATTAACTGTTGGAGCAGTTGTATAACCTCTGCCACGAGAAGTTAAAATTATTGATGTAACGAATCCATCTGTTAGTTGTGCTGTTGCTGCAGCACCTGTACCACCACCACCAGTAATAGTTACACTTGGTGTATCTGAATAACCATATCCACCAGAGATTAAATTAATACCCTGCAGTTCATCACTATATTGATCATCATACATATCATAGATTGTACCAGAAATCCAGTCTCTACGTAGAATGACGAAAGCCACGTCTGTGGACTTTATCTCCTTCATTGTAATTATTTCGTTACGTGTTTGTAACTCATAGTCAAAACTATCAATAGGCAGTGGAGGTGTATCCGAATCTGCCCAACTGAGAGATTTTCCTAAGAAATAATAGTATCGTGATGTACGATTCTGAAGTTCATTATACAACCCTTCTGCAATCGAATTGTGTAATGGTGATTTCAGTAGTGATGCCATTTAGATTTTCCTAGTTTAGGATACAGTAACTTTCCATGTGATGGCGATAGAATCACCAGCAGCTTTACTAACAACTGGGAAGGTTGTACGACACATCATAGTACCAGCAGCTGCACCAGCTGAAGATGGGTTAAAAATTCCCGCTTCAGTAATAGATCCAGTACCAGTACCAGCTGGAAATGTAGCAGTCGCAGTAACTTCATTACCAGAAGCACCACCTGCAGAGAAAGAAGAAGTCGCAACACGACCAGCCTCAGATGACAAAGCAGTCTGAGTAGCAGCTGGGGTTGTAGTTCCAACACCAATGGCCATTGTGTTCATAATCTGTGTAGAACCAGAAG